GAGTGGGCGGATTCGGCGAAACGCGTAGAAACCATGATTCCTGCGGGAAGTCCTCCCACGTTGTCTTGGTGTGCTCGTGTTGTCGAGAGCAACTTTAGTAATACGAGCCACTGTGTGATTCCGCTCAACATTGTCAGCAATATTCGCGTCAGCGGAGACGCAATTCGTTGTACGGTTCACAATGGTGAAAATACTTATAAGAGTGAGTTTTTCAAGAGCAATATTGTCAAGAACCTGTTGCTACCCGACATCAGTGGTAACATGGTGCCTCGTGTACGGCTTCCCGATCTACGTCGCGAAAAAACCATCTTCATTGCCCACCAGCGATTTCGTCCTCTTAAATCCTTCCTCTTGGACGCCTTGTATATGGGCATTCCCGCGATTCACAACTGTTCCATTCTTCAGTCCTGTGGCTCTCCATACTATTATGACCTCAATCAGATTCAGCAGGCGACCGCTGCCTGGAAACAGTGTAAGACCGATTACACAAATGGAATAGGATTTTTTGATCCCAAGGCAACGGCAATTCGCAAGGCCGTGCTTCGATCCAAGTTTTCGCCTCAGGCGGTGAGCACCGCGTACGGAGACGCCTTAAAGAAACCCATGGCCATCGCCAAACCATTGACACTCCCCGTCAAGTCGTCGGTGAAGGAACTCCGCATCGCCTTTTGCGAAATGTGGGACCAGTTTCAGCCCCGGTACAACTTTTTCCTACTGTTGTTGACGTGGGTCGGCCAGCAAAACGGAATTCGCGTTATTCACGACGAAGGCGATCCCAACCTTGTGTTTTATGGCCCCTATAGCAACGGTGGAGAAGCACGCTATCCGGGCGTCGCCAAGGTGTTTTTCACAGGCGAGAATCTTCCTGCCAAGAAGAATACTGATACCTTTCTCAACATTGGGTTCAACTACGAGACGACGCAGGACTATTTGCGCCTTCCGCTGTGGGTGACGGAAATCAACTGGTTCGGTGCCGACGTGGACAAGCTTGTCAACCCAAGGCCTGTGAGTCTCAAAGACGCAATGACGGTACCGGACCTGGACAAGAAGACCAAGTTTTGCGCCTTTGTGGCCACCAACCCAAATAATCAAAATCGCAATGCGGCCTTTCAAATCTTGGACAAGTGGCGAGGTGTCGATTCGGGGGGACGCCTGTTTTGTAACTTACCGGGTGGCCCCATTCCCGCAGGCCTTGGAGGCGGAGGAGGCGAACTCGCCAAGGTCGCCTTTTACAAGAACTACAAGTTCGCCCTGACGTTCGAAAACTCGTCGGCTCCGGGCTACACAACAGAAAAGTTGTTTCACGCCAAGGTCGCAGGGTGTGTGCCCATTTACTGGGGCGATCCCTTTGTGGACCGTGATTTCGACTCCAAGGGGTTTATCAACGCAAATCAGGTCTCGGACGCTAAAGGACTCATAGACCTTGTGTCCAAGGTCGCCGGGGATCCCGAGGCCTGGCGCGCAATGGCCTCCGTGCCAGCACTGTCCGAATTCAAGAAGTTGTGGTGCCAGCGTACCATGGTGGATATGGCGAATCGTATTTTCCAAAAGGTGACCGCGACCCCCATCAAGATCGACTCATGGGACAGTGCCGAGACCTTTGGGTCTCGGTTTGAACCCCTATCTTCCGTGGTCTCAACGATCGCACCCGTCGTTCTGACGTCTGTAAACTCCCCTCCCGCACCACTTGCTACAGCGACTGCTACAGCGACTGCTACAGCGACTGCTACAGCGACTGCTACAGCGACTGCTACAGCGACTGCTACAGCGACTGCTACAGCAACACAGACCTTTCTTCCCACCAAGCGCACCTACGTGACGGCAGCCAACGCAAAGTACGCAGAGGCAGCCATCAACGCCATCGCCTCCCTGGGGGCTTTTGATAAGGAGATTCCCAAGATTATCTACGTGTGGCCCGATGTGCCCATCCAAATCCGCGACATTCTGACCAAGGCCGGTGCCACCGAGATTCGCGACCTTCCTACAACCTCGGACGTGCCGTGGGCCGACTTTTGGGATCCCCAGCATTTCGCCTGGAAATTCTGGGTCCTCCGTGACGCCCTGAATCGCGTGGCCCCCGATACCTGCGTTCTGTACACCGACGCCGGTACGGTGTTTGCGAACCCCCTCGCCCCCCTTTGGACACAGATCGACACCCAGGGCGTCCTCCTTCTCGAAGACGAGGAACAGACGAACGACCGATGGTGCCATCCAACCTTTTGTAAGAATCTACAGGTCACCCCCGATGAGCTCAAGGGACAGCAACTATGGGCCGGCGGATGCGGGTTCAAGAAGGGACACAGGTCAAATACCCTAGTCGACGAGGCCCTTGCCATCGCACGCACACAACGTGACACGATTGTTGGCGACAAGTGGAAGCCTTACTCGGCGACCTGTATGGGACACCGTCACGATCAATCGATTCTCAGCGTTCTCAGCCAACGCTTGGCCCTTTCTCGCCTGCCTCTTCGTCAAGTCTATAATGACCGGTCTATGCGCGCGGCCCGTAAAACAGGCAAACCCCTCTACGTTCACCGAGGACACTACAAGGATATTGTGCCGTTTGCCGATGGCATCGCGGAAGCCCACGTCATCAATCTGAAGCGTAGACCTGATCGCCTTCAGCGCTTTCGGTCTCTTCATGGATCCATTCAGGATCGCACCTATGTGGTAGAGGCAACAGATGGACGCACCCTTCAACTTGACAAAACCTTGGTCCATCTTTTCCGAAACAATGATTTCAAGTGGAAAAAGTCGGTGATGGGGTGTGCCCTGTCGCATCTAGAACTTTGGGAGCAATTGGCGGTCGACAAGCACGCCAAATCGTATCTCATAATGGAAGATGATGTCAAGATGGTCCCCGATTGGCAAGTAACGTGGCAAAAGGCGGTTCGCCATATGCCGGCAGATGCGGACGTCGTCTATCTTGGAGGTGTGTTACCACCCAACAAGGCCGCCTTTCCTTCCATTATTGAGCCGGTGAATCCCCACTTTGCCAAGGTCGCGAAAAATGCGTTGTATGGAGGACCTCCTCGTCGATACTTCCACTTTTGTAACTACGCGTATGTGTTGACGCAACAAGGTGCCCAGAAAATGTCGGCTCTTGTGAAGGAACGAGGAATCTTTACAAGCGGAGACCACATGATTGTTAATCACGGGGACGCTTTTCTCAACATTTACTTTACGACTCCCACCCTTGCGACCTGCTACCAAGAAGACGACCCCAAGTATCAGATGGCCGAATTCAATAACTTCAATCGTGTGGACGGCTTCGATTCGGATCTGTGGAACAACGTCGAGTGCTTTACAGAGGCTGAGATTCAGGCAGCCAAGGGGGGAGATGCCCCCCCCTCTGTACCCTTTGCTCCTTCCCTTGTGACGACCTCCACATCAACATCGTCAGCCCCTACCTTGGAAATCTCGGACGACGGAACGGTCCTTTGGAACACGTTCTTGAAACAGGTGGCAATGAAGGAGGTTGACGCCTTGGCGACGACGTTGCGATCTCTCTTTTCGAGTTGGCAGTCCACGGAAGATGCCGATGTACAGGCCAACAAACCCAAGGTCCAGGTGCTCGAGCAACTGATCCTCAACAACAATGAATCTATTCTGAAGCACAAACAACTCCTCTTTGAAGAAATCGCCAAGAATCCTCACGAACGCTGGAACAAGGTGCTGCTACATATTCGACCTGTGAAAAGCACGGATGCCGAAGGATCGGAAGAAATGCGAATCTTTCATATGAAGGATGTCAATCCCCACGGAATGTTGGAAAAGGAGTGGCTTTCGTATCTGTTTCAAGCACCTGTCACCTTCTCTGTGTTGGGAGAAATGAGCGATTTTCTAAAGGAAAAGAATCCTGTGTTGCTGTATCAGCACATTCCGGGACGCAACATCAGTCCGCTCTTTGAGATTTACGCCAAACTGGCCGGCCAACAAGCGTCTAAATTTACGGTGCTTCATACAAGCGACGAATTTGGTACGGATGATATTGAGTTTTACGCCAACCCCTCCATCAAGTCGGTTGTGCGCATGTACGCACGCCCCGACCTGGCACGATTCGGTGACAAGGTCCGTCTCATTCCTCTTGGATACGCTAACGGACGCCAATCCACTGGTAAGGATGCTCCTCCGTTTCAGGATCGCAAACATCTGTGGGCCTTTGCCGGATCTGCGGATCGACCCGGGCGTACGGAGGCCCTTGCCCTTCTCAAAGCTCACGGCCCGTACGAAGACAAGACGAAACAGGAATGGTCGACTCCGGCTCTTCTTGATGGTCCCGCCTACACGGAAATGTTGCGAAATGCCAAGTTTGCGCCGTGCTTCAAGGGAAGTTGCGCACTTGAATCTTTCCGGATTTACGAAGCCTTGGAGCACGGTGCCATTCCCGTGTACGTGCCGAGCGAGTCGGCGCACGGCAAGGATGAATTGACGGACCTCTTTGGTAAGCATCCCTTCTTGGGATTTCCGTCTTGGCAAATCGCGGCGGACATGTTGCCCAAGTTGGCCGAGAAATCCGAAGTGATGGAAAAGCATCGCACAACTTTGGCGGATTGGTGGACGCGAAAGAAGGCTGAGGTCCGGATTCAAATGAAATTATTATAACAGATTAGAGATGTCTCGTAGCATGGCAATGGCCGCCATACAAAAATCAATATCCTTAAATGTTGAGTTAAGTTGTCCACTTTGCTTCGATATGTATACAGTAGAAACAGACGACCATAGAATTCGTGATCCAGTTACGCTTCGTTGTAATCATACCGTCTGTCGTCCTTGTCTTATGGATTTAAACCTTAAAATATGCCCTATATGTCGTGGACCTGGTGTAGAACAAGACCGAAACGGTCCAACCAATCGACAAATAGAAGACTTGGCACGAAAAGTTATTCAAGGAGGAATGGGCGACCAGTATGAAAAAGTAAGAGACGATCTAATGGAAGGCCTTCGAGAAAACGAAATGGATTGGAACCAATGGCGTAAGGAATCTCGCAAACGACACTTAGAATATCGGCGAAAAATCCAAGAAGAACGACAAGAAGCAACCCGACAAGAAGCAGTCCGACTGGAAGAAGCCCGACAGGAAGAAGCCCGACAAGAAGTTGCCCGACAGGAAGCAGTCCGAGAGGAAGCAGCCCGAGAGGAAGAAGCCCGACAGGAAGCAGCCCGACAGGAAGTAGCCCGAGAGGAAGCAGCCCGAGAGGAAGCAACCCGAGAGGAAGCATCCCAACACGAAGCACTGGTCCAGCGAATGGAGAGTTTACTAAGTCATATGACAATCCCAGCAATGAAAGAATATATACAAAAATTGGCAAAACAGACGGCCAATTTATACCTATCACGTCTGACGGATCCACCCCAGCAAAGACAAGAGTTGGAAGAATTCTTACAGAGAAGAACACGAGCGTTAGCAGTAGCAAGACAGATATTAGCACAACGGATCGAAGCAACGAGTGGAGGGGCAAGACATCTGATAGGTACAAGAACCCATAGACGAACGACAAAACAAACTCGGAAACAAAAAAACTCTAGAAAAAACAAGAAATTACGAAATCACTAGACAACAAATTTGGATCAAATCCTGACGTTCAATGCTGATTTAGAACGTCGAGACCGTCAAACATTAAAAATGGGCACCAGAGGTGCCCGTTTTGAATGTTTACGTGTCTAGTCAACTACCTTTTGAAACCGGCACAAAGTGCCAGTTTCAAATACTAACACACGGTCTTAAAAAAATCCCAACAGGTTATAGAGATGGATCGTGCCACAATGAATGCTATCGCAGAGGCCCAAGGGATCGATCCTAGAGGCATGACAAATGCTGATTTACTTGCCACGATTCAAGGCCGAGCCGTTCGGCGTGCGAACGTCCACCGAAATCTAGGTCCAGAGGCGGTGGCAGCTGCCGCTGCTCGTCAGAGACAAGAGGCGGAGGCCGCCGCGGCCCGTCAGAGACAAGAGGCGGAGGCCGCCGCGGCCCGTCAGAGACAAGAGGAGGCTATGGCTGCTGCTCAGGACAGGCATCGACAGGTTATCGCCACGCTTCCACCTGGATACCCGGTCCCAGCAATTTTACAGGGGGATTGTTCCGTTTGCTTGGAGCCAAAACGAGTTCTTCGGTTTTCGCATCCCACGATCCAAGCTGACGGAACCGCAGGTCCGATTCACGTCCACACGAATGACGAGTTGATTTGCGTCCCTTGCCTCACCTTACACATAAGCCGGCAAAGTCCTGACAAAACTTCATGTTTTACGGGACCGCGAGGAAAAATTCACCCGGGACAACTCGGCGTTTTATTGGAACCCGGATGCGTGTCAGGGGACGCTAGGCAATCTTGTCAGCAAATCTACAATCAAGTTCTTCGATACGTCGACGAGGCGAATGTTGTGTTTCCTCCCTCGGACCCCATTGACGCTTTAGCCCTTGATCTACCCACCTTGGACGCGGCATTGATGGCGATGGAGATCAACATAGAAGGAATGTCAGTACAACAAAAGATAGCACGTGTGCGTACCGATCGCGTACGACGAGACCAAGTCAATCCTCGGGCCGCAGCAGCGGCCAATGCCCGACGACAAGCAGAAGGGGTCCGTGCAAGAGCAGAACGAGATGCGATTCGGGCGGCCCTTGCGGGACCCGCGGTAATAGCACAAGTCGGTCAACTCATTATGGAAGACTTTGACTATAACCAAATTCTAGAGAATCCACTTAGTGGGGTGGGTATAGCTGGATATACTAAATTCATGTGTCCTATATGTCTCGTAACAGGACTCGAACGAAATGACGGATGTGTGTATGTTCCACATCGATGTGATCCTAGAAGTATTAAGAATCAGGAATTAGCCTTGAAATACGCAGGCTTAAATGAGTTGTGTAGTACATGTGGAAGAGCGTCTTCGAATCATACTCACTATGAAATCACGCCTCCAGAACAGCCTCGCGTAAATTTGTCAGCGATTTTTCATGGTCCCTTCAATCCTGAATGTCGTCCATCAGGAGGCGGTCGTCGCGAAATGATTGCCCGTATGCTTGGCATCATTCAGTACGTGAATGGACTTCCCGATCCGATTCGAAAGAATCAGGCCTTTATTACGGGAGCTTCGAACGCGGCTGAGAGGGCCGCGATGGACCCCCGCATGTTGGCACTGGCGGATCAGTCCGTGCGCGATAGACGGTATGCGATAGCACCTGTAGGAAAACGATTTGCCCCAGAAGGTGGAAAAAGACGTACAAAGAGATGTAATAAACGACGAACAAAGACAAAGACATACAAAAAAAAAGAAAATAGGAGGTATTGATTGGCCTATGGTTTTGGATTTTTTTCTATTTCCAATGATTCATTCGAAATAAAAAGATGATTAGAATTAGATGAACGCTGAAAGCCAGATAGTAGTACCGTTTTCCACCTCCCCGGACCAACTCGTGTCCTTGTTAAATCAGGACAGAGGCGAACTCGTGGCGTTTGTAGAACGCGATTTAGACAAGATTCCGGATTCGGATCCGTTCTTTGCCACACTTAATAAGTCCTTCAAGGAATTGGGGTTGGACACGTCCGGAATACACGGGAAAGACGCCTTACTAACCATTTTGCGACAACTTCCAAAGGATATTGATTTTTCCTCCTGGAGCAAGAAGGATCAGGCAACGTTTGACAAAGCTATTCGTCCGTTGACGGAACTAAATGTATCATCTGTTCCAATGATTCAAAACGCAGGGGGATCACAAAAAGGAGGGTTTCGACTTCTCGTATTGGCGTTAGTAGCAGCGTTTGCAGTAATTTATGAAAATACACGTACGGCATTTAAAGCAGTTCACGAAGGTGAGGTAGATAACCAATATGCTGTTATAGCTCGAAACCGCTATGATTCAAAATATAATTCGAAAGCAGTATATGTACCAGATGAGACAGCAATAAGAGAATGTGAGATGGATCCTAGTATCAGAACAAGTAAATGTCGACCTTACGACGAACGAAAATGGAAGGAAGCACAAGCAGAAGCACTAGAAGCAGGAAAAAAAGCTGTAGAAGACAATAAAGTAAAGGATCGTCAAGACGCAAGAGTGGTAGCAGAACGTATCTGGGATGGTCATGGATCAGCGTGGTTTGCATATCAGTTAACAATCCCCGCTATATTAACATTTGCGACTCTCGTCACCTACGCTGTGGGGTTGGATTACCATTTGCGTGTGGAACATCGTGGTGCACCAGATCCTGCCTTGAGATCAAGTTATTTACGATTCACGGATTATGCCTATATTTTAATCGAAGCACAGAAAACGCGTGATTGGAGATTGGCATATCGAATGATTTTTTCGGGAATGACCTACAACCAATTTATGGATGCGGAAGGTGACGAGGATATGCGACGGCTACGAGACACCACTTTGGTGATAGAAGAACAACGAAGAATGAGACAAGAGTGTACTCGCATGCTTCAAACAACAATAAATGCCTGCGACCCCATTGAAAATACAGAAGAAGCGAGAAATAATGCGGAGCGAGCGTATCGTGATGCCAATGCCTGGTTAGCAGGTCTTGAAGGGCGCGGAAACGCGTTTCGGGATGAACGTGACGCAGTTCAAAATGCTAGACGAATTTTAGAAACCGTTCCAGAAGATCTCGTAAGGATGCGAGAAGCTGTAAATATTGTCCCAGAGATGGAACAATTGGCAGAATTCCAGACCACGTTTGAGAGAATCCTAGAACGTGGACAAGCACTTTATCGGGAATTGGCAGAAATTGAAGATGAACGACGTAGGGATATGGACCGTGAACGCGCAACCAGAAGAGAACTTGAAACCCACGTGAATATAATACAGGATTTGTTAGAAGGAGCGACAGAAATATTAAATGAGTTGAGAGAACGTCGAAGAGTGATTGATGCAGCAGTTGTAAGCATCCAAGATAAAATACGTCGCTCCCGCGCAGCTGTACAACAGGAAATAGATGGAAGGCGTCAGAGAGCTGATGTGATAAGACGTCGCATTCGCGTAGAAATAGAACAGGGACGAAATGCTTTCCGAGCCTATCGAACTCGGGTACAAGCCTTTCCTGCGACTATGAGGGCAAGTCATGCGAATTTAACAGAACATCACCAACGCGTCTTTAATGCCTTCAAAATAGTGAGCGAAGAAATCGAAGCAACGCAAGTTCGTGGGCATCAAAATCAAGGTTTCTTGAATCAGGCACTTCCTTTGCGGAATCAACTGGAGCAGATCGTATCACAGATTCGTCCAATATTGAATGAAACGTCAAAGGCATTGACGAGACTATTTGTTCAACCAGCAGGATTGGTAGCGGAGTTTACCCAAGAAGAAGGACGTGCTCGTGAGGCATTTGATAATTTACAAGAATTGTTGCGAATGGATGATAGAGACGTTATACTTCATCAGGAAGATCATAATGTAATGCTAAGAGACATTCTACAAGGTTTGACTACATTCAAGGCTAGAATTCATGACGTTGACCAAGCAGAGGTACAACGGGTGATCGACCAAGTCGGACCCACGGATGAGACAAAACGTCAAGCAATAACTCTCATACAACGATCGGATCCGATAGGATTTCAGGAGCGTGTGGCAAGACGGCTATTACAACAACCAGCAGAACGTCTTCTAATTTCGGATGATATGGGTTGGACAAGTGCCCAACAATTTCAACAAATTCTGGAAGATCAACCTCGATTACCTATTCCAGCAGAGTACGGAGGAGGCAGGTTTCAAGGATATAGTAAATTCATGTGCCCTATATGCTTAAACCCTCATTTCGCATATGATAACCAGTGTATATATAAATCTGAACATCAATGTAGACCGTTGAGAAACAATGTATTGTACCAAAAATATCTTTTTGTACAAGGAGGCAATAATCAATTATGCTCCACATGTGGAACTCCGTGTAACCGTTATCACCATTACATTATTACGGATCCGAGGTTGAATGATGTTCCAGCATTAGGTGGATCTGGGTTTGACCCTGATAACTGTGGCGGTGGAAATCGTCATGTGATGATCGCACGACTTTTGGGAATCATCGAGTGCGTCAATGGATTGCCGGACCCTATAGAAAAAAACAACGCGTTTATTCAAGCCTGTACAGAAGCGGGGGAACGTGCAGCCGTGAACCAGGCAATGTTACAAAGGGCTGACGCGTGCTTGCGTACGCGACGATTTGACGTCCAATTTCAGCGAAAATATTACGAGATTCCTGCTCGTGTTGCGGCGGATCCCACGTTCACAGACCCGCTAGTCCTTCCGTTGGGGTACGACATAGAAACAGTTCCAGGAGGGGAGTGTAGTCAGTGTGTTGAAGCATTGAATGAAATCCCCGATCAAGCCGTCGCGGGAAGACCCGTGTATCGGTTGACACATCCATATACTCGTGACGGTGTTGTTCATATTATCAGACACGCAGATAACCAATTATATTGTTTAGATCACATGGCGGCTAGCCCAGTTGAGACCCGTAGATGCTTTTTAGGCGACGCGACGTGTATGGGAAAAATTCATCCGAGTCAACTCTCTATGTTATTACAGGACGGATGTATAATAAATCCGCAATATCGGGTTCAGGAACGTCATACTTGTAGAGAAATATTTGATGGTTTTGCGTTTCGATTTTTACACGCTGGATATACTATAATTGATTATGAACGTCGTCTAATGCCAGCCCCTCCTCCAGGTGCTGCTGGTGGAGGTCATAGACATACGCGCAGACGTAGATCCCAGACCCGCAGACGACCGATTCGCGGGGCCTTGCGTCATAGAAACACACGTCACAGATAGGGTCACTGACTTCTTCATAAGCCCAATTTATTGGTCTAAAAGACAATTCCACGATCCAAAACCCCATGACAGATGGATACACCGGCTGTCATGGTAAATAAAAACAACTCCTCAGGTAGATGGTAGTACGTAACACCAACCAGCTATCAGTGTTGCTCAGAGACCTGGTAGCATCGTTTCCGGACAAGCATATATTTTTTACCAAGATGAAGGAGTCTCTCGAGATTCTTGGTCTAGCACGGTCTGGCGAACCTTCCAAGAAAACGATCCTCCGGATTTTGGAAGGTCCTCTGGATCCATCCACGATCTCCGAGTTTGATTCCGCAGAGGTTGAAACGCTAAGGCAGTCTATTCGACCCTGGTTGGATACGTCCTTGTGTAACCCAGAAAATTGGACAAAGTCAGTAAAGGCCTTGAGAAAGGAGTCGCCCCAGTTGGCTGATCTCTTAGCACCAGAGATCTTACCGTTTGTAAAGGAGATGTTGGATGCCGAATTAGAATCATCCATTGTTTGCCACGTACCTTCTGATGAAACCCCACCCTTACAGTCTGGTGGATTTTTTGAACTCTTGATCTATTACACTCCAATGCTTATTGGAGTTGTAGCAACAGCGACTTATTGTATTTTTAATGGCATTCCGGAAGCACCACGGGCACAACAAAACACACAAGCTGCCCTTAGGGCACGACAAGCAGCCGCAGAACGGAATATACAGGAAGCACAAGCACAAGGACGAGTGTTGGCCGAAGACTTACGGAGGCGTCGGGTAGTAGAGCCAGAACCGCCACGACAGGGTGCGCCTCCAGCACGACAGGGTGCGCCTCCAGCACGACAGGGTGCGCCTCCAGCACGACAGGGTGTGGCCCCAGCTGGACAGGGTGCGCCTCCAGCACGACAGGGTGCGGCCCCAGCTCGACAGGGTGCGCCTCCAGCACGACAGGGTGCGCCTCCAGCACGACAGGGTGTGGCCCCAGCTGGACAGGGTGCGCCTCCAGCACGACAGGTGGCACCGGTGGTACAAATCGTAGGGAATTATGAGTATGCAAGGAGACTTAGAGCTGAAGAGGAAGCAGAGGCAGCACGGGTACGGAGAGAGCAGGAAGCAGCAAATGCAGCCTTGGCACTAGAATTTCAGGCAGAAGAAGAAGCAGCAGGAGCACCGTTGCTGAGAGAGCAACAGCGGGCACAGGAGGCGGCACGGGTGGCAGAGGCAGCACGGGTGGCAGAGGCAGCACGGGTGGCAGAGGCAGCACGGGTGGCAGAAGCAGCACGGGTGCGGAGAGAGCAGGAAGCAAGAAATGTAGCCATGGCACTGAGATTTCAGGCAGAAGAAGAAGCAGCGGAACAGTTGCGGAGAGTCCAGGAAGCAGAAAATATTGCCTTTGCACAGCAATTAGCAGCGGGTAACGTAGCGGGTAACGTAGCGGGTAACGTAGCGGGTAACGTAGCGGGTCAAGCAGTGGGACAAGCAGTGGGACAAGCAGTGGGACAAGCAGTGGGACAAGCAGTGGGACACGCAGTGGGCAACGCGGCAGACAACGATGGATTAGCAGCGAACTTGGCACGGGTGGCACAACTAGTGGCAGCAGATGAACAGGATGCCCGTCGACGACAAGCAGCACAAGACGCAGCAGATGAACTAGAGCGACGTCGTCTCTTAGAGGCATTCCGTCATGAGCCAAATCCAGGTGTAGCAGTGCCACGCGTTCTGGAGCAAGATGCAAGAGCCGCCATACGGGAATCAAGAGCCGCAAATATTCGATTAGACTGCCCAATTTGTTCAGAGGTATATACAACACAAGAAAACAATCAGATTCGAGATCCAGTCACGCTCCCATGTAATCATACGTTCTGTCGCGTTTGTATTCGAAGATTTCAGGATTTATTATGCCCAGTTTGTCGCGCACCCTTTGTAGATCAAAACCGACGCGCTCCATCTAATCGACAAATAGAAGAGTTGGCACGACGAGTCGTTCGAGGAGGGTTGGCCAACCGCTATGATGATATAGTAACCGAACAACAAGCAGAGAACAACGCAAGGGGAGGTTCTAGACATATGGCACTTACAAGAAAGCAAAGAAAGCAAAGAAAGTCGAAGCAAACTAGATCAAAAAGGAAAAGAACGACGAGAAAGAACTAAAAACATACACAACAAGAAACAGCAGAAACAGCAGAAACAGTAGGCACAGTAGACATCGCATTCCATTGATCGATCGTGTAGGTATTCCCCATCGAGCGATTACAGCGTCCACAGATGGGACGCAAATTGGCAATGTCTGTAGCACCCCCTTTTGATTCAGGCACATTGTGCCCCACCTCGTAATCAAAGGTCGTAACGCGGTTTGTACACCACGTCACGAAACACTTGGCCACTCCGTTTGTTCCGTTGTAGGTCCGCCATACCTGTTCCCGCAAGCCCTTGGGAATCTTAGCCTTTCGCTTCTGTTTCTCACGTTTCCCACGCTTCATAAGAGGATTTACCATCACTGTGGACTCTATGGTTCCAGTACCTTTACAACGCCCCTTACCCTTTATACCAATCTAAAGGTAGAGTTCGTTACCCCCCTAATGGGCGAATACACCTTTCAAACGCTCGAGTCCCTGATCGCGGAGTCAGGGCTGATATTACCCAGCAAAGTCCCAGCTCAGAAGAAAAAAATCAAGGTCCTTCTTGTCGCCACCCATGCCCACCAGACCACTGGCTACAGCAAGGTCGTGTATCACGTCCTTCAAGAACTGGCGAAACACCCGCAATTTGCCCTCTTCCATTTCGGCTTCCAAAAATTCTTGGACCCGCCTCCAGGGTACCGCACGTACCCCACCGGCGTCGACGTATACGACCCCGTGGCAAAGGAAAAGGCCGGCACAGCGGAAAAGGAGATGGGATTCGGATTCAGCCAACTGTCCGGCTACGTCCAGCAGGTGAAGCCCGACATTGTCCTGATTTACAACGACGCCGGCGTTATTTGTCGCTTCCTGGACGCCCTTGAAAAAGGCATTCCAGCCCCCGAACGTACCTACAAACTCATGATCTATCTGGACCAGGTCTTCACGATCCAGCGACCCGAACTTCTCGCCCGCATCGACAAGGACGCCCATCAATATATCGCCTTCACCCACTACTGGAAGGAGGTGTTGGCAGCACAGGGCATCCAGAAGCCGATCCACGTACTCCGCCACGGCTTTGATCCCGTCCAGTTCAAACCGATGGATCGCATCGCGATGCGGAAGAAGCACGGACTTCCAGATCAAGTCTTTCTTTTCTTGAACCTGAATCGAAACACACCGCGAAAACGCCACGACATTGTGGTGATGGCCTTTGCCGAACTTGTCGCCCGTCACCCGGCGAAACCGCTGGCCTTGATGGCGGTGTGTGACGCGGGGGAACAGGGAGGGTACCCGATTCAAGAGATCTACGTGCGCGAACTGGAACGTCTCAAGGTGAATCCTCAATTTCACATTCAAAAACTCCTTATTACCAAGACTTCCTTAACCTACACAGACGAGATGATTAATGAACTTTATGCGATGAGTGATGTAGGAATTACAGCGGCCGAAGGCGAGGGGTTTGGTCTTTGTCAATTCGAAGCCATGGGCATCGGTATTCCGCAAGTCGTTCCCAAGATCGGCGGCTTTCGCGACTTTGTAAAGGACGGCGTTAATTCCATCGCTGTTCCTACCAAGTGGCGATCTTACTTGGCCTTGTCGCAAAGTTCCGTGGGAGGTATCTCTGAGCTCGTGGATCCGCATGATCTTATGTTGGCGGCGGAACGCTACGTGATGGACACGGACCTACGAGAACGCCATGGTGCTGAGGCACGCAAGACGGTTCTTACATACACGTGGGAAAAGGAAGTCGCGTCGCTTGTGAGCGTCTTAGACTCATAAAGTGTCTAGGTATTTCAAATGGACAAGGATTCCTTGTCTATTTGAACAATCCGTTTGTGAATTTATCGAGTATAAGACCGACGTGTTCCTCGTCGTCCGTGACGCCTAGAATGTCGTCTACCGCCCTTGGGGGCTGGAGTTGCTTTTTTCCTAAGCGCGTCGCATCGGGCCTCGATCTCCTTATTTGTTTTTAGGGTGTCTTTCTTGTAACGTTCCTCACATCGTGGGCAAGAACTATCCGATTTGGACTTTAGACACCCTTTACAG